CATCAGCGAGCCGATAGCCGTCGATATCTGCTCGCTGGTGACCTTGCCCTCTTCGGCAGCCTGGAGCATCCCGGGCAGCCGGGTGCGGGCCTCGATCTCAAAGTTGCTGGACAGCTCAAAAGAACGCGCCTTGCGCACAGCCTGGTCGTAGATGCTGCCACCCTGACCCATCCCCAGCTGCGTTGTGTCGCCCTTCTTGGCGGCCTCCAACTGTTGCGGCGTGATCGGATTGTCGGCCACGTATTGGTAGCCGGCCTCCTGGGCGGCCGTCCTGGCGATGCCAAACAGCTGCTGGCTCAGGCGGTCCAGGGTCTGCGCCACCGTCTGCTGATAGCCGACCGCGGCCCTGGTTCCAACGTAGTCCACCGTCGGGGCGTTGACCTGGGGCGTGACGGCAGCGGGAACCCCCGCGAACTCGACGCGACCCGGCTGGAGGAGAGGTAAATCTGCCATGGCTTAGGGCCCAAACGGGCGAACGGTTTGCGCGAAGTTGGTCAGCCCACTGACCAGGGAAGCCCCCGACAGCAGGCCACCGCTCTTGACAGCGAACTCCCCGGCAAGCTCCAGCTGGCGCGCCTGGGTCTCGGCCGCTTCCATCGTCAGGTTTGCTTGCTGCTCAGCAGCCAGCAACATGGCCGAGGCGTCTTCGTAGCCCATGATCCGGGCCGTCAGCGCGTTGAGATCTGACACGCCCACGTCGCGGTACGTGGCCCCCACATTGGCGGCCTGCACTGCCATCGCACTGCCCTCGCCATACGCCACGCCATTCGCAGCAGCCCTGGCCCGCACAGCCGCATTGGCGCGCTCCATGTTGCGCAGCAAACTGTTGCCCTGGATCTGGTAATTCATGGACAGCATTTCTGCAGCCTTGAGCTTGCGGCCAGCCTGCAGCGCTGCGTACTTTCGGTCCTGGTCTGTGCGCAGCTGCGCCAGGCGCATCGTGTCGGCAGCCTGCACCTGCAGCAGGCCCTGCTGGTAATACGATGCGGCCTCCTGGGCGCCAGCGGCCATGATGTTTGAGGCCAGGCCCAGGAATGGCGCGGCCATGTTGAGCCCACTGACGGCTGCGTTGGCGGCGCCGCCCACAAACTTGGTGGCCGCCCCGATGATTGAGGCCCAGTCGATGTAATCAACCGATCCGCTAAGGCCAAACGGGTTTGACGCAGCGACCGTTGGATTAAAAAGACCTTCGCCAAAAGTCACCGATCCCGGGCTCAAGCCGCCCAGGTTTGACGTCACCGACGGGTTGAAAAGACCGGGGCCAAACGTGACATTGCCAAAATTCAGGCCACTGCTTGCCGCGCCTGACGTTAGCCCATAACTAACTTCAAAGCCGTCCATCAGGTGCCTCCAGTTACCGCGACCTTGTACTCAAGGCCGAGCAGTGTCAGTTTCAATGGCAGGCTTTGCGCGATCTCAATGGCCTGCTCCCGGCTGTACCCCAGCGCACCCGTCACCCGCTTGACGCCAGTGAACTCAGGGACAGGGTCATCCAGAATCGGGTTGTCAAAGCTGCGGAAGGGCACCGGGTTGTTGTTCAGAGTCACGTGCTGCGAGTCGTCAACGAATGCGTTGATCTCCACAATCCGCTTCTTGAAGCCCAGCCGCGTGCCCGTCTGCAACCGGATCTCAACCGGCATCGTCTTGGCGTACACCGAGAACGGCAGGCCGACCTCGTAGCTGGTCGTGCTCGCCCGGTCAAACGTGACCGACCCGCCGCCGCTCACCGTCTCGTTGTTTTGCGGCACCCCGTCGCAGATCACATTCAGACTCTTGCCAATGTGCGGCAACCCGCTGGCGCTGGCCGCAGCCCCGCCGGTGAAGGCGCAATCGGTGAACCGGTCAAAGCTGAACAGCTCGACAAAGAACCTGGCCGTGCCGTTGAATGTGCGCTTAACCACCGCATAAATGTCGGTCACGTCCACAGCCACGTCTTTGAACTCGCCATCAGTGATGAACTCCGACGGCGCCGTGATCTGCTGCGAACGCATGATCGAGAACGCGGCCACGCTACCGTCCTGGTCGTTGACCATGAGCAGCAGGTCGCCCTCGTCTGTCGACGTCGCCCGGCGCAGCCCCATGCGGTTTGGCGTCTTGAGCAGATGGCCAGACATCAGCGAGATGCGCTGGGTCACGTACGTCAGCTGCGCGTCAGAGAACAAGAACTCGTTGAGGCTCTTGCCCTGGCGCTGAATGTAGACCGTGCCGCTCTCAAGCGATTGCACCCGCGTGCCAGGCTTTGTGCCGTTGCGGCTCACGCCCTTGAAGTTAAGGGTCAGCGGTGTGATCGGCTCGGTGCCAGTTTGCGGCACGAAGAACTCGCCGCCCGTGGTGAACACCTGCAGGTCGCGGCCAGAGATCATGTCGACGATCACATTGAGCGAGCTGGTATCCAGGGTCGCCTCGACCGCGTCGTCGTCCAGAGACTCTGTCGGCACAAAGTCGAAGAAGATGCCGATCTTGGAGCCCCAGATCGTCGACGGCCGGCTCTTGCTGCCACCGAAATACAGGCGGCCCTCGTGGAATGTCACAGTGCGCGGCCATCCCTTGGTGCTCGACCACACGTCCTCATAGCCGTGCTCAATCTCCCAACGGCCAGCGTCAATCACAGCAGTGCTGAAGAACGGGTATTCGACAACCGCCTCGACCACCGTGGCCGACACGTAGCGGATGATGCGGGCTCGACCCTGCGGTTGCACATTGACGTACTGATTAACTGCCTCAGTCGTCCAGCTGGTGATGCTATACGTGCTGGTGCTGTTGGGCGCCGTTGTCCAGGCTCTGTCAACTGTGGCTACCTTGGTCGAACCTACATAACTCTCGATGATGCGGATCTGGCCAGCGCCGGTGCCGCCAGTGATAGTGATATACAGGCCGTTGAAATAATCGTTCGTTGAGCTCGAGGACGACTTCAACGTGATCGTCGTCGACGTGCCGCCCTGAGCCGTGCCAGAGTCATGCTTGGAGCTGGTCGTCGTCAGCGTGATGTTGCCACTAACGGCCGACGGGGTCAGCGTTTCCGAATTGTTTGTATGCGCGTCCAGGTTGAATGCGTACTTCGGGACGCTGTCAAATGTGATCGTCGTGATCGTCCACGTCGCATCAGTCCCGCCGCGCACCAGCTTAATTGGCTGCAGATCGGGGTGGACGACAATCATCGTGTCGGCCGACTGGGTCCAGCACATATCGTCGACCATGTCAGACGTGATGCTGGTCGTGGCATACGGGTTGCCGCTGCCGTTGATGTTGGTCACCGGGGCGCCGTCTTTGAAGACGTACATCCGCTGGTGCGTGAAGCACAGCATATAGCTGTCGTCCACGCTGAACTCGAATGGCACCAGGCGCACGCCATTGGCCGCGCTGGGCGTTGAACTGTTTGGCAGCTCAGCCAGGTACTTCAGACCAGGCCGGCGCCGCATACCGCCCTGCGGCTGAATCAGCACATTGGTGGCCTTGGCCAGCGCGTTGTTGTACTGCTGCAGATCCACGCGGGCCCGCAGCAACGGGTCGAGCTCGCCCGTACTGAAGTTGGTTTGGATGTCGACAAACCGCGGCATCTCAGAACCTCACAGCCACCAGCGAGAAGTCTTCGATCACCCGCGACGGTTGGCCCTGGCCATCAATGTTGGCCGCCGTGCGGAAAAACCCACCGCGGCCATTCTCAGCCGCAGACCCGACAGCAACCCCCTGCCAGTATGTCGACTTCTCGCGCTGCTCAGTAATCGGCTCGGCCAGATGCCAGGCCATCATGTACTTCATCAGCTGCACAAAATACTTGGGGAAGGCGAACTCCTGCAGCTCGTACTGGTAGTCCACGTACACGGCAGGCAGATTGGTCAGCAGCTTGTCTTGCTGGATCTCATAGTCCTTTTGCACCGGTGCGCCAACAGCGCTTGAGGCATAGACTGCACGCGGGCTGGCCAGACGGTCACCGGGCAGCTGGTACGCATAGCGCCAGACAGACCCGGGAGCGGTCAGCAGCTGCGCCAGCTGCACCTTCTTGGTGTTGAAACTCCACGGGTGCATGGTCAGCGTGGAGTCGCGGATATCCGGGTACAGGCGGTCGCAGACCGAGCTTTCGTCGGTGCCGTCGTTGAAGCTCGAGATGGCCTTCGCGCCGAGCATCAGCAGCGCGTCGGAGCAGATGGTCACGCCGGTATCGCCTGCAGCCATGGAAACCTCTCAATGTGAGAAGGGCCAGCCTCCGATTGCTCAGCGGCTGGCCCGGTCCGATACCTCGCCGAATTAGTCGGTGTTGGTGCCGGTGTTGATGGCCGTGGCATCGGCCACATCGACCACGCCCGCGGCAGAGATCGACATCACCACGTGCATACCGGCGGTCGAGACAGAGCCCGAGCTGGTGGTCACGCGGAAGATGATGTCTCCCACCTTGAGGATGGATGCGATGGCGTTGAAATAACCGCTGGTGTCAACCGTGGCGGCAGCGTCGGTGGTGGTGTACGTCCACAGCTGCGGGGCATTGCCCGCCTTGGACTGAGCACCTGCGGCGTTAAGGCCGGCTGAGTCGAAAGCCATTTTCAGACCCTCCTATTAAGCCGCGGCCGCGGTATCGCGTGCGGTGATCTTGACGATACACTCGCTGTCGATCGACACAGCACCGGCAGAGAACAGGGCATTGACAAGCCAGCTGGTCTTCTCGGGGATGTAGTTGATCTCAGTGCGAGGAGCGATACCTTCCGCATAGCCGATGGCGTCCTTGTGGAACGCATACAGCGTGCGGTCGTTCGAGCCGTCGATCGGCAGGCCACCCTCAGAACGGTCACCCAGCACATGGAATGTGAAGCCCATGAACTGGTTGATCTCGCCCTGCACCAGCGCCTTGACCGTGTTGAAGTCCGAGCTGGTCACCGAGGTCTGCTCCAACATCGCGGCCAGGGAATTGGCATGGATGATGATGTTGCGGCCATCGGCGGGCACGTTCTTCTGGTTCAAGATCTTGGCAGCTTCGCGCAGCTTGGAGATGTTCATATTGGTGTTCGCGCCACCAATACTGTTGGCCACCGTGCCAGTGCCGGAAGCAGCGTTCAGCGCGTCGAGAATCAGCTGATCCTGACGACGGCCGATAGCGGCGCCCACCACTTGCACCAGCTCCTGGCGCTCGTCGAAGTTGACCTTCTGCTGGGAGAAGATGTCGCTGTACTCGGCGGCATTCCAGTCCTGCAGCGTGCAAGTCACGTTGCTGAACCCGACGTTCATCGGGGTCACATCGGTCTGCGACACGCGAGCAGTGGCAACACCACGGCCGACCTTGGGGAACTTGACGGTTGCACCTTCGACTCCACGACGCTGACGCACAGCACCCACCAGCATGGCCTTGCCCTGGTAAGCCTGTTTGACCTCAGCGTCGAATAGGGTCACGAAGGCGTTCGAGAGAGAAACGCTCATTTGATTACCTCATTCGGTTGTTTAGGGTCAGGTTTGTCGCGTCGGTGAGCCAGTTGCCTGGGCCTTTGCTTGCTGATTGCGTCAGCCAGTCGTCAGCATCCGCTGCGGTCAGGGCCGGTTTCCCGGTTAGCCTGCAGCGATTGTATTGCCACTTGACAAATATGCAAGCGCCCCGTATGGCGTTTGGACAAAAAAAGCCCGGCACTCAGGCCGGGCAAGGCAACTGCCTGCGAAGGCAGCAGGAGAGAATCAGTTCGCGTACTGCTGGAAGAGGCGCTCGACCTTTTGCCGGTACGCGGCGTCGGTCTTGTACTTGGGGTCGCCCACCATTTGGTAGAGCTCCTCCTTGCTGGGCGCTCCCTCAACGGGCGCATTCTCAATGGGCACCCGGCCTTCATAGGCCTCGCGGATCTTCATCAGAGCCCGCAGGCCCTTGGCCGTGCCGCCCATGATCTTGAACTCCTCAAAGTCGTCTTTGCTCCAGACGCCCTTGGATACCAGGCCCCGGGCCCAGTCCACCATGCCGCTGACAACCGCCTGGCCATTAGGGCCCAGCTGTTTGAGCTCGACGCCAGGGTCAACCGGCTCGGGCATCATCGACTGCGCGATCTCGTTGAATTGGGTGGCCATCTCGTCAAAGGCCGCCTGGCTGATGCCCCACTTGGCCGCCCAAGCCACATAGCCCTTGGACAACGGGTCGTTCTCGATGTCCTTGCTCAGTAGCGCGCTGGTGTCGTACTTGCCGCCCTCGGGCGCCTTGTGCTTACCCTGAGAGACCATCTTGCGCAGGTCGCCCCAGCTCTTGGCCATGGCCTCGTAGTTGGCTTCGCCCTTCTCAGCGTCCCAGAAGTTGTCGGGCAGATATTCGGGTTTTACCTTGGGCGCGCCGGTATCCTGGCCGGCTGGCGTTGCGCCTCGGTGTTCAATCTCAGCCTTTGCAGGCTCTGCGGGTTTGTCGGGTGATTCGACGGTCGCCGAGTCCAATAGGCCAGTGTCGCCACTGGGTTGGTCGTTGTTGTCGCTCAAAGTTTCCTCGCTTGGTTGATGCGCGCCATCAGGTCCCGCACAACGTTTCTCTGCCCTTCGGCGAAGAAGGCGTGCGATACGTCAACGCCCGGCGCGGCGATGGGGACATTGACATACATATCGACCAGCCAGCGCATGAGCTTCTGGCCGTCTTCATCTCCAAACACCCGCAGGCACAGCCGCGCCAGGTCGTCGCGCTGTTGGGCCACGTCCCTGACGTCGAGCGGCAGCGGCGCCTCTAAATCATCCCAGCCGCTCATGCCATCGCCCCCTGCGGCGCAGCGGCCGGGCCGCCAGCCGCTTGCTGGGCCTGCATCTGCATGGCCATCATCTGGGCCTGCTGTGCAGCCTGTTGCTCAATCAGGAAAGCTCGTTCGCTTTGGTCGTTGCGCAGGGCCTGGGGCACGCCAAGCTTGTCGCCCAGATAGTCGATCATGTCGCTGAACTTGACGGCCACAGCGCCCTCGGGACCCATCTGCTGGGCCAGCTGCGAGAACTGCAGCGCGGCGTTGATCTCGTCCATGGCCTGGGCGTTTGCCAGGGGAGCCACCGGCGTGACCTTGATCTCCAGGCCGTTGACGCGCAGGGGCAACTCGATCGTGCCGCGCTCGTCCATGACCTCGAGGATCTTGGAGACCAGCGGGATCATGGTCTCGTTGACCAGGCGGCCAAATGCCGAGCCCAGATTTTGCGAAAGCTCCTTCATGCGCTCCACAATCTCTGTGGCCGAGCGGGCGCTCATGTTCTCCGGCGGCAGAGACTCGTCCAGCAATATGCGCTTGACCGATTGCACCAGGTCGTTGATGACCAGCTGCGTGACATTGAAGTCGCCAGCCCGCGGCAGGGGCAGCAAAGCCGGGCCCTGGGGGCCGCCATTGCGCGCCACCGGGATGATGGCGCCAGGGGTGATCTTGACCGTGTTGGGATTGAGCACGCCATCGTCGGCTGCGGTGTAGACCCCGGAGACCGCCAGGCTGGCGTTCTTGAGCAGCAGCTCCTTGGTCTTGTTCAGCGTCTTGATGTCCGGCAGCGCCGTGATGAGCGGGCCGCGGCCATAGATCTCACCGGCCACCTTCATGTAGCGCGATATCACCCAGGGGCTGTATTTCTTGCGACGGTAGACCAACTCCTCTTTGGAGTGCTTGTCAATGACGTGGTAGCAGTAGTCGCCGCGCTTGTGGTCGAAGATCGTGGCTTCGAGCAGCTCAATGTCGTCTGTCGGCTTGTCCTCAATCCGGCGCTTGAGCTCGTCGGGGATCTTGGCGTCCGGCCACTGGCGCTGGATGCTCTCGCCCTTCATGCGCAGCCTGCGGTAGACGTTGTCCACCTGGCCATTGGCGCCCTCTTCATAGGAGACCAGGAACAGCGGCACCGGGATGAAGTTGATGGGCGAGATATCGTCGCCGGGCTGCACCATCATGCAAGCCGTGCCCACCGCCAGGTCGAGCAGGAACTCGCCCATGGCGATGTCGAAGTTGCTCTGCCGCAGCACGGCGAACATCTTCTCGCCGTACAGCTCCAGAATAGCTTGAGCCATATCCTTGCGATCGGCTGGGATGTCCAGGCCGGGCTCGAGCTTGCACCAAACGCGCTGGGGCGGGAATACAACCGACTGCAGCCGATTGGCAAAGCGCTGGGTCGAGTTGATGGCCGTCGAGTCAAACACCCGCTGCATCTTTTTGGTGCCGGTGCTGCCACCTTCCCAGACCCCATACAGCTGGCGCTGCGGCAGGGCGAACTCATAGGCATCCTGGTAGATGCTTTGGAATTCGTCCTTCTTGGTCTGCGCAAGCGCCTGGCGCTTGATGATCTCGTCCGGGGTCAGGCGTTTGCCGCCCGGCGCGTCTTTGCGGTATTCCATATCAGTCCTCGCTCAGGAGGTAGTTGGCCAGCATGGTGCGCTCAGCCCGGGACAGCATTGCGCTGCTCTTGAGCTTGGCGGCCATCTTTGCAATCTGCTCGGGCGTGAGCTCTTCCTCGGGCATCTCCATGTCTTGGCCCTCTTCTTTTTCTTTGTCCTCGCCCTTTTCGATGCTGATCTCGATCTTCATTTGTCATTCTCCAGCTTGTATTTCTCGAGCAAATTGCGACCCTTTGCCGCCAGGCGGGCGGCTGCGCCAGCCGTGCGCGGGACCGGCTCACCCCACGCATTGGCCGCCTTGGCCAGGCGCGTTGGCTCGCCCTTGTCGTTGACTAGCGGGCCACTCGGGTTCGTGTAGAACCGGGTCAAGAATGAGCCCTTGCGGCGCGCATGCTCACCAGTTGGGCTGCCCTCCTTGACGCCGGGCTGCAGGTTCTTGCTCTCACCAGAGCGCTCGAACTTGCGCCGGCCTGCCTCGGTCAGCCCGCCCTCTGGGTCCTCGTACTTGCTCACTTGTTGCCCTTGGCCGCGTTCATGTTGTCAATGAGATTGGGGTACGGGCGGCCAGCCTTTTGAGCCCGGCGCATGGCCTGGGCTTTCTGCGCCGACGTCAGTTCCTTTGGCTCTCCGAGCTTTTTCGGCCGGGGCTTGTCCCAGACTTCTTTCATACCGTGGCCCCCTTCATAAGCCCGCCCTTCTTGCGGGCAGCGCGTTGCTCAGACAGCGCAATGGCGATGGCCTGCTTGCGACTGGTGACCTTGTCGCCGCTTGAGCTCTTGAGCTTGCCGGTCTTGTACTCGTGCATGACCTTTTCGACCTTGTCTTTCATCTCAGACCCCCAGCGACGCCCAGCGTGCCCATTGCACCCAGACTTCCGATTGAACCCAATGAGCCGCCAACGCCGAGCGATCGGCCCGGCTGCGCGACTCCCATGTCAGCTCCAGCCAGCAACGGCCGAGCCCCAGCCGTGCGGCCAGCCCTTTGCGCCGCCAGCTCTCGCATGGCCGATGTGCGCTGGATTTCCTCACGGCGCCCGCGCAGCGCAGCCTCACTGGCCAAGCGCTGAGCCTCAATCTCACGGCTGGAACGCTCCGACGCGGCAGCCGCGGCAGCCTGCTCAGACTCCAGGCCGGCCTTAATTCGCGCCTGCTCCTGGCGTTGGGCCTCGACCTGCTGCGCCAGAGATGCCTGCTCAGCCTGTTGCTGAACTTGAATCTGCAGCAACTCCTCGGCTCTGGCCTTTGCCATGGCATCCAGACGGGCCTGCTCATCTGCACGCAGCTTTTCCAGTGCCGCCGTCTCGCGGGCACGTAGGGCCTCAATCTCGCTGCGGGCGGTGGTGATATCGGTCTCAAACGCTTTTCGACCGGCTGCCAGCTCGCCCTCAAACGCAGCGCGACTAGCAGCCACCTCGGCGTCAATGTCAGCCTGGCGGCGAGCTGCAGCTGCCGCCGCCTCCTCGTTGAGCCTGGCCTGCTCTTCGTCATACAGCCGCTTGCGCTCAGCCTCCGCAGCTGCAGCCTCGCGGTCTAGCCGCTCTTGCTCAGCCAAGGCCTCAGCATCCAACCTGGCTTGCGCAGCAGCCAGCGCAGCGTCCAGATCCGCGGTTAAATCACCCTCCGGCGGGATGTCTTTGTAGCCATAGAAAGTGCCTTCGCCCGGATCAGTCTTGGGCTCGGGCTGTATCCGCGTCAGGTTCGTGATTGACGTGTCAGTCACCACCTGGTTTGCGGTGTCATCTGTTGCGGCAGCCGCCGCCGCAGGAGTGAAACCGGCAAGCTCCTGCAGCTTATTCCAGTCAGCGTCAAGTTGTTTTATGCCGTCAGCTTCGACCTTCTTGCGAATGGCGGCATCTGTGAAGCCGTCATCTCGCATACTCTTGTAAAGCGCTGCTTTTTCAGCTGGAGTCTTCGACCCAATGGTCTTGAGCAGGGCGTCGTATTCGGCCTCTGTTTTTCCCGACTTGAGTGTCTTGACCACGGCGGCCGCCTCTGCGGCCTCCTTGGGCGCTGTCGGTTTTGCTGGCAAGATGGCCATTTAGCGCCCCGCCACCACGGCCTTGTTGGTGTACTCCTCAGCCGTCGCTGCCAGCCCGGTCTCGGGCGTCAGCCGGGCCTGGGACAGCAAAGCCCGGCGGCCAGATCGGCGCCGCGCTGTCAGCTGCGAGGATTCGCGCTGGGCAATCTTGCGGCGCTCTTCTTCCAGCGCCTTGCGCTGGTCAGCCGCCTGCTGCTCCATAGCCAGCTTCTGCTCTGCGTACTGCTGCTGCTGCAGGAATAGCTGAGCCTTGGCCCGCTCCGCGTTCATCTGCTGTTCGCGGGTCAGGTTTGCCATGAGCTCCTTCTGCTGCTCAGAAGATAGCCGGAACTGCTCGAGCTGCTGCATGGCCAGTTCGCGGCGCTGATTGGCCTGCTCGTCCATCCCGGCGCGCTGCAGCGCCAGCTGTTGCTCGGAGGCGTAACGGGTGCCCTCAAGCTGCTTGAGCGTGAGCTCACGTTGCTGCGCCAGTTGCGCTGCGGTCAGCTCTCGCTGTTGCGCAAGCTCAGCCGCACTCAGCTCGCGCTGCTGCGTCAGCCCCGTCAGGGATGCAGCCCGCTGGGCCTCGATGGCCTTGAGCGAAATATCGCGCTGCTCGGCCGCTGCCGCCGCCGCGGCATCCCGCGCCTTTTGCGCCTCAGCCGCAGCGGTCTCTCGGCTTTTCTGCGCCTCAGCTGATGCCGACTCCCGCGCCAGGCGGGCCTGCTCTGCGGCCGACTCTCGGGCCTTTTGCGCTTCGGCCAGGGCTTTTGCCGCATTGGCAGCGGCCTCCTCGCGGGCCCGGCTGGCCGCAGCCTGCGAGCGGTTGACCGCATACCCTGTTGCGGCCGCTCCAATCAAAGCCGCGACGATTGGTGCTGGCATGGTCTTATCCTTCCAAACAAGAGGTAATCGGAGCCGTCCGCGCCAAAACGCTGCATCTCGCCCTCGAGCTTGAAACCCAGCGCCAGCGGCCAGCTCCCCGCATACTCTGCCGACGATTCTATGGCCAGCTGTACCCGGGTCAAACAAAGCGATTGCTGCGCGATATCTAATGCCGTGCGGACCGATATCACCAGCTGGCGCTTGCGTTGATGTTTGAGGCTGTCGTCGAGGATTGTCCAGACCTCACCGCATCCTGGCCAGAGCACTGCGATGCCGATAATTCCCAACAGCTGGTCGCCGAAATACAGGGCGCCGCTGGGACCTCGTCCGATATTGAATCGGACGGTTTCGATCGGATCAACGGGCCATGGTGTTTTGATCCACTCCTGCAGCTGCTCAATGTGAGAGTCGGCAATGGGCTCAAGGCGGCAGTCAATGCCAGCCAGGGCTTCGTTGATCTGGGCGATGACGTCCATCAGGCAAAGATGTCGAAATCGGTCGATGCCGTTGTCTGCATCGGGGCCCGGCCGCCAAGCTGGTGCGTGCGCGTCATGCGGTTGTACTCGCCGCCGCCCAGCAACAGGTAGCCGAATGAGTCGCCAATGTGCGAATGCTCGTTCTTATTCGGGGCATCCCGGAAGCGCTCTTGGCCTGCTCCGACCGATACTCGCTTGAAGTGATAGCCGCCGCCCAGCGCCTTGCGGAGGAGCTTGCATTCCCTACTCACAATCAGGCCGGGCTTGCCCTGCACCAGGCGCTGCATGGGAGCGGCCGCTGCCTCACGCCGCACTTTGAAATCGTTGCTGGCGGTCGGCTGGGCCTTGAGTCCTAGCGTGCGCAGGAAGTCGAAGCTGGTTACCTCATAGATGGCATCCCGCGCCATACCTGCCGGGTCCCCCCACAGCAGCACCTGGTGATTGGGAAAGTGGGTATTGAGCAGCGCCAGCAGCTCCAGGCCAAAGCGCTCCAGGCCCATGTCGAACGTCACCAGCTCCTTGTGGATAAGCCATCGGCCGTTGGGTAGGCGCTGGCCAATAGTGGCCGCAGGCGTCAGGCCAAAGTCCAGACCAACTTGAATTGGCACGCTGGGGTCGACCTCGGTGTCTCCAGACATCAGGCTGTCGTCGTACTCTGGCCAGACCGGCCGGCCCTCCTGGACATAGGTATAGAGCCCTCCGGCATAGCAGCGGATCCAGTCGACGTTCTTGCCCAGCAACATCTGGGGGTAGTACCCCGCGGGCAGGTTGTTGATGTTCTCAGCCTGGGGGTTGACCTTCCACCACTTGCCTGCGCTGAATATGTGATCGTTGGCCTCTGGGTTGTCGGGCAGGTTGCCAGGGTCAACCTCAAGCACGCCGCCTGGCTGCTTCCAGAACTTCCACGCATAGGGCCCGGTCATGCGCTCTTTCTCGGCCATGTTGTGCCACCAATGGTCGTCGTCCATTGGGTTGGTGTCCATCCAGATCCCGTGCCAGGTCGCGCCCCCGTCGCGCTTGGTCGGGTAGCGGCCAACCCGGTGGGTCAGGCCGTCAATCACAGCCTTTGGCAGCTCTCGTGCCTCGTTGACCCAGGCGCCGGTGAGCTCAAGCGAAAGCAGCTTCCTCACGTCCTTGGGCTGGTCTAGGGCCAGGAAGATGACCTCGCAGTCCAGGCCAGCCGCCCCGTCACGCGCAGGCAGCCGAATGTGGTGAGTGATGGGCGGCGTCCACAGCATCGGGCCAAACGTGGACTCAGGGAAGAGATCCAGCCAGGTCTTGATGGTGGTGGTCTTAAGCATCGGGTAGCTGTTGCGCACCACTGCCCAGCGCGAATACCGGATGTTGTCAATGGGCGAGGGCTTCTGCTGCACCGCCTTGATAAAGATCTTGGAGGCGCACCCATAGCTCTTGCCAGAGCCCACCGGCCCCATCAGGCCCTGCACGAAGGCATTGGAGCGGATGAAGTCGTAGATCACGGGAGACCGAGAGAAATCCAGGTTCAGCCCAGTGGCCGCTACAGCCTTCTCGGATTGCTCTTTGGTTCTAGCCATTGGCCCTGCTCCTGATGGCGGCGGCGCACTCGCGTCCTGTCTTTTCTCTAGACCCCGGCACATAGTGCGCCACCAAGCATCCGGGTATCCCATCCGGGCAGGGGATTGGCATCGAGTACGCCTCTCGCTCTTCGCACAATGCAGCACAGGCATTTCGCTCATGCGCGGCGACAAGGGCGGCGAAATGAGACAGTATTTCAACAAGCCGGTCGTCGTTGCGCTCCTTTTCTTCTTCGCAAAGTCGTGCATCAGTAACCCCGGTGCAATGCCCTTCGCTGTCATAGAAATGGGAAAGCCCCGCCTCCCGCGCCAGTCGGATGATTTCTTCCGTATTCATGCCAGGAACCTCCCGCACCGCTTGCAATAAATCTGCAGCCTCGCGCCTCGAGGCCGGGAGCTCCTGAGATGCAGGCTCAACCCGCACAAAATCCGATCCCACAGTCTCATGTCTGACCCTCCGATGGCGGCGCCACCACGTTCACGTCAATCACACTGGGCTTGTCACCCTCGTCTGGATTGTCCAGCAGCCCACTGGCCTTGGCCAGCAGCCGCAGCACCCCAACCTTGTCATACAGCTCAACCTCAAGATGCGAATTGCCATCCTTGTCAGTGCGCACCTTGATGCTCTTGATAGCCTGCAGCGCGTGCTCAGGAATGTCCGAGGCCCTCTTGACCGTGACATTCCCCCGCTCATCCCAATCCATGATGTCGGTGATCTTCGTGTTGGCCATGCACAGCAACGTGTACGCCACCGCCTCACGGTTGGCCACAATCGTCGAAGACCTTTCCAGCCTCCTTTGCACCGAGCGGATCCCGCCCCAGTTCTTGAGGCTGGGAATCTGCTCCGACATCTTGGGCTTGCCTCTGCTCACCATGGGATATCGTCTTCAGCAGGCTGCGGCTGAAACCCATTACCCTTGGCCTGCGAATGCGCAGATACCTGACCCTGCACCGGGTTTCCAATCTTGCAGCTGATGAACTTCTCACCAGCCGCCGTGGTATTAGCCCACCCATCAAAATAATGCAGCGTCCCATCAGGCAACATAATCTTGCCCCTCAAATCAGGATCTTGCTTGTCCGGCCTCTTGTCCTTGTTGCGAAATAAATTCCCGCTGCCAGGCTTTTGTTGGTATGCCATAAGATCTTCCTTTCCAATGAAATGTTGAGAAAAAATTGAGGATGGCCCCCGCAGCGCTAGCGGTAGGGGGGAGGGGGAAAGGGTCGCGTTCTGCGCCCGTCGTCGGGCGGGTGTCGCGTGATCGGCCGCGGTCGGGCGTCGTCGTGCGCGT